GGAGCAAATATTTTACTTACTGCTTCCTCTATTGCTGTACCTTTTTGTCTTTCTTTTATAACCTCAGCCATCTTCATTGCTAAATCTGAAGCATCCTGACCTTGAGCAGTCATTTGTGGAATTGCTTGTGCTAGTTGTGACATTGCAGCGTTCAAATTGTCACGCATACGTTGAACATCAATCTGTTGTTGTTCACCTGTAACGTTCATTGACCAAGGCAGTTCACGCATTACGAAATCTCTAGATACTAAATCAGCACCTAATGCTTGTAGTGAAAATATTAAAGCACGTGATGGGTCAAGTCCTGCCATTAGACCGTAACGTACTTGAATGTTGTTATCCCCGTTGATATCTTTTTCAGGGATGTAAGTCAATTCGTAAGGTGAACCATTTCTTTCACCATAGATTGATTTTTCAAAGTTGAATAATGTTTCATCAACTCTGAATGCAAGGCTTATTACATCTTCAAAGGTGTCAGCAAGTATTTGTTGACCTGTTTTAACTTGTGTATCGAAAGCACCTAATAATGCTTGAACACCTTGACCTGTAACTATCGATGCATCTAGAACACCTGAACGTCCTTCAGGATATCTGGAACCTAGACGCATTTCGCGTTGTAATATTTCTGATTGTGTGAATACTCCTGGTGGTAAATCCATACCAACTTTACGAATATTCTGTGGTTGTGAAGTTCTTAGAACAGCATCTGGACCGAAAGCGAATTCTTGTACATCGTTAGGTACAGCAAGTGGTGCGTTAACAGATTTCTCTGCAGCATCCATTGCAAGGTAAGCAAAACGTGCACGTGCTATTTGTACCCATAGAACATCATCGAACTGTCCACGTGGTTCATCGTCAACACCTGGTTTCATTGCTACACGTACCATCAGTTCACCCATTGGGTTTTCTGTTTGGCGTAGAACAAAGTTACCTTTAGTTGGTAAGAATAAAAGTATTTGGTCAGCGTCTTCGTATCGAATCATTTCGATAGGTGCATTGTAATCAACTGTTGCAGAGTTAGTTCCTGCTAAAATTGCACCTTGGTATTCTGGGAACTCTGCAATGAGTTCACCAACGCTTTTAACATAGCGTTTGGAGAAAGAGATAAGTCTTTTAAATCTGTCAAACTCTGGGTATGAACCCATTGGGTTTTCAATACGTATGAAAGGTAAACCAGATTCTTCGTTAGGTTCAACAATGAATGGCAGGAAACCATAAGTTCCGTACCAGTCTGCACCTGTGTACATTTGGGTTTGCAAACGTGCTGTTTGAATGTAGTTATTTGCGATAAGTGTTCTGGTGTCGGCGTTCTTTTTAGCCCTATCACCATTGTTACGTGAAATGCAGTTGAATGATGGAAGTGGTGCAAGTACTTCTGCAACGTCACGTGCAGCAACATCAACAAAGTTAGCAACCATTGCTTTGCTTGTGCCTTCAGGGAAGAAGTCAGGTGCAATATCATGCATCTTTCCTCTACGAACATCAAGCACATTGTTCATACGGATGTCGCGGTCATAGTTGCGACGTTTTATTGCCTCAAATTTTATCGCAATTTGTTCGACAGTTAACATTATCTGCTTTCTTTAAAATCTAAGGTTATTTATTTTTTATTTGTTTTATTTTTTAATTGTTTGTTATAATTACGAGCATATGCGTTATTGCGGGCAACTGGTGAAGGAAGACTTGCTTCTGTTGTTCTTTTAGGTGGCTTAGAATTTTTTAAAGCCTTTTTCATTTTATCAAGGTCTTCTGCAGTTTGAGGACCCTTTGCTTTACCTTTTGGAGTATTATATTTATATACTCTTGCCATAACATTTTGTTCTCTTTTCTTTACAGGTATTTTTTTATACTCTGTATAAAGTTTACCAAAATCTCTAGCATTTTGAGCCTTGTCACCTTTAGCAGGTGTGTTAGCGGCTTTAAGAGCACGACTTACAGCACTTTTACCATACTTTGCAATTAATTTTGCGGCAGCATCTGCTGCACCTTTTTGTACTGGCATTATTATCTTCCTTTTCTATTATACATTTGATTGTAGCCTTTTTGTTGAACTTTTACTTTTCTAATTTCGCCTCTAAGTTTATTTACTTGATACAAACTTTTTCCTTCTACTTTGGCTTTCTTTAAATCTTTTTGTAAACCTATAATTCTTTCATCAAACTTAGAATTATTTACTCTAGTACGCTCTGCCTTACTTTTAACACCCATACCAGGGATTGGCAGACTTGAACCCCTAGAAGTTTTAGCAACTTTCTTTTTAACAACATTAGCGACAACACGAGCGGCTTTAGCACCAGCAACAATTTTTTTAGGACCAGGAATAGGTAACGCTATTTGCATTGCTCCTCGAGCAACATTAGAAGCCCTAGGTACAATTTTACCTGCGGCTTTACTTAATTCGTTGAAAGCAGCACTTGAAGGATTAAAATTAACGTTTGAACGTTTAATGTTTCTTGCCATTACTATTCCTTACATGTAGAATTGTTGTTGTTGTTGAGATGCGTATTCTTCATCCAAGTCAACAACCATTTGGGTATTAACCTGACCTCTAGTTGCCCACCTAGAAGTAGTAAACCTTGGGGCAAAGTTATTTCTTTCAAGCCATTCACGTGCAACAAGTTGGGTGAACCAAAGAGCCATAACCATGTCCTGTGGTTGCTTCTTCTGCATATCTGGTTTCCAGATAATCAGTTGGTTAACCAAAGCCTTCATACCTTCAGAGTTCTCAGTTGAAGGCAGATGAATCAGGTTTGAGTTCTTTTCGAACTTTCCTTCTCGTACATTCCCAAAGAGTGGAGCCATAGACGCAACACCGAATCCAACGTCCCATTTGTTATTTCCAGTGTAATGCTCACGAAACTGGATTCCTCTTGAAGATAAAAAGTCTCGTATCGCCTCATCTTTGGTGAGGAAGAGTTGGAAAGCATTTTTTTCTACCACCACTACGTTAGGTTGATATTTGTGAGTCCAGTTTTCAATCAGTTCCCTAATTTTACCTGGGGTAGGTTCAGTCATATTCATTGCATCAAGAATGTATTGGTTACTTGAAGCCATATCAACAGCCACACATACAGCAGCAGTGGCACCAGACATTGCAGGGTCAATACCGATAATGATTCTAAAATTACCTTCTTCAGGATGTCCAGGTGCGTCAGGGTTTAGAACCCCAACTTTACGCATACCTTGAATTGAACCTGTTACAGCAAGTGGTGGGAATATGGAATCATCTTCAACATCTTGTTGTTGATAAACCATAGCCCAAGTTTGGGGGGTGACTTCTGAACGCCTATTGAATAGCGTAGGACCATCCCACTTAGGAAACAATCCATCAGAATCAGGTGTGGTGTCTTCATCGCCATCCCAGGGTCTATCAGACTTAGCCCAGAGAGTCACCCAGTTTTGGGGGTTATCAGCAAACTCCAACACTGCTGGCATAGCCAAATAAGTGAAAGGAGATTTACCACCAGACCAATGTTCTGGATTTCGAAGTTCGCGATACAAGTCATTAGTGCCGATACGTGTACCAACAATAAGAAGTTTACCGTTCTTACCCAAACGGGTAATAACTTCCTGTTGCAACCATTTGATTTGCTTTTCCCACTCGTGGGCGTTGGCACCAGTAATGCAGTCGTCCAAAATAATTAAATCAGCACGGGCACCATAAATTTGACCACCCATACCAAGAGCCTGAAGTGTAGGGTCTTTCTCAGATGAGTCCCTAGTTTCAGAACCTAAATAAACGGTATCCGTTTTCCAGGTGTCTGCGTCATCTTTCCATCCACCTTCTGGTCCGTAAGTCTTTTGTAATTTAGACCACCGAGGATGGGATAATCTTTGCTTAATAGCATAAACGAATTCGCGTGCTTTGTATAAAGTCTTTGAGACAATAATGATGCGAACGTTGGGGTCAAGTGCAATTCTATAAGTTGAGTAATTAACCGTGATAGTAGTAGACTTAGCATGCTCAGGTGGGATATTAATAAGCACACGATTACGAGTCGCAGGTTCATAAACCATTGCGTCATGAATCCACTCAGGCTCACCCTTTTCAAGAAGGGAGATAAAGTTCTGCTGATGCGGAAAAACTGCCATCTCAAGGTAATCCCTAGAGAACTCCTCAAAAGGAATCTTAAACTTGCCTGCATCGGTTGTCCCAGCCCTAACATCATCCCTTTTAATCTTAGCATCGTCCAACGCCAAGCGGAAGTCATCATCAGACTTAACCCAATACTTAACAGTAACAGGTTTAACACCAGCCATCTCAGAGGCGGCGACAACAGTCATACCATTAGAAATACCTGTTAAAAAATTTTTTTTCTTCTTAGCCGACTCACCCTTCAAGTGGTGAGATATACCAGACTTAGCAGCCACTACACGCCCCTTCTAAAAGCCATTCTCATAAGCATGTGGGTTGTAGGTTAGGCGGCTATTATAGCCTAACGAGTAAGTAGTAGTAATATAATAATATATATAATACTATAGTGTTGGCTGGTTGGCTTCAATACCAGCCAACCTACAAAAAAACCCTTACACTATAACTAAGTCGTTACCAAAGCAAATGGTAACAGAAAAAAGGATACCAAAAAGATAACAACACGTTTCCGCAGGTCAGAGGCAAATAACCAACAAAAATATAACAAGGGAGTGTTATGCTATCCCCCTCAAAAAAGTTAAAATGGGGGGGTCAAAGCCCCAAGAATTGTCCTTATCTTGTCTAATCTAGGTTATATTCTGCTAATGCTAACCAATGTAAGATGTGCCGTGAGAGACTATCTCCTAGCCGTTGGTCGGGTTCGCCTCGTGGTGCTGGTTGATTGCTGGTGAATTACTGAGTGACTAAATGAGGCAGTTGTCAACTTGTGAACGGCGTGTCTTAGGTCACGATTGTGTAACAATGTTATCCACATGTTATGCACAGGCTGTGGATATTTTGTGGATATTTGGGGCTGGTTATGCACAGGTTATGCACAAGCAACACGCCGATAGTTAAATTGTTATCCACAGGACTTATGCACAGGTGTGGATAACCTGTGGATAACTTTCGCCACAAACTTTACCGAAACAAACCTATTTTTTCACCACAAACTCGATGTCCGAATTGTCCGATATGTCCGATTCGCCACAAACGAGGCTTCGCAACAAACTTTTTTTCGACACAAACTCGGACATTTCAGACAAATGGGACAAATCGGGTGTGATGTAAATCACATAAAAAAGTTGCTCAAAATCCCCCACTTTTGTCATTTATGCCCTAAACTGGAGGTACTCCAAAAAGTGGAGAGTACCCGAACGGGTACAAAAGGAGAAAAGAGAAAAGAATGACTAAGGCAGAAGAAAGAGCACTAAAAGGAAAGCAAGCAATTGATGAAGCAATGGCAACAATTGCAAGACAAGAAGAAGTAAGAAGCCTCTTCAATCTTGCAGAAGTTGCAGAAGAAAAGGTGAGCGAACTTCTAAAAGATATTAAGAAGTCGGCACCATACGCAGACGCATGCCAATCTTTCAGAGTTGCAAGTGTTTCAGCACTTGCAGCAATTGAAGACAAGGTGTTCAAGAGTCAACAAGAGTTGGCAGATTTCTTGGAGATTGACAAGAACAGGATGTCTCGCGTTATCAAATCGGGCAGAGTCTTTAAGGTTCACACCTCCGAAGACTTGGCACTTCGAGGGTTGGATGAGTTGCAAGTGAAAGTGTTAACTCATGATGACCCAAAACTTATCACCGAATTAATCAATGGTGAAAAGTCAATCGAAGAAGTGAAGAATGAAAAAGAAGACAAGAAGAATGACAATTCCAAAAAGTTAGGAAAAGCGATTGACAAGGTTATCGAATTACTTGGTGACTCTTCAATCAATGAAATGGACAGATGGAATGCATTCAAGCAAATCAGGGCACAAGTAATTAATGTAATGCCCAAGAAAATTGCCGAACAAGAAAAGCAATTACTTGACCAATGGCAAGCAATGCAAGCAGGAAAGAAATCCAAGGTTAACGCCTAGGACTTCAGAAGTAGCCCCCGAGAAATCGGGGGTTATTTTTTTGCCAATTTTTTTTCGCAACAAACTCTCGCCACAAACTTGTGGCTCGCAACAAACTTTTTCTGACGGCACTGCACGGCAGACTTTGACGCCCCCATTAGTGCGAATGTGCTTGACATCACACGCTAAATGTGGTATGCTTGATGTATCAAGTTGAGAGTGTACCCGTAGGGGTACAAGAGGAGGAGATATGACAACGCTACATCTTGGCGATTGCCAGAATGGTTGTGAGTTGTGTAAGGCTAATTGTGGTTGCGAGTTGTGCCATGAAGAAATATAAGAATGGCATTCCTACTAGGCGTGTGATTAAGACTCGCTCAGTGGTGATTGTTAAGGGTCGTACCCGTAAGGGTACAAACCCTAGGTTCAGGAAGTTAGAAGAGAGAAGAGATTTACAGGCTTGCATTAACTACTGGTGCAAGCAGTTGGGTGTGTCGGTTGAGGAACTTGACACTTTCTTAAAGGAGGAAAGAAATGGGTAATCCAAAGTTAATAGTTTGCTCAAAGTGTGGCAAATTAATGTTCTCGAATAGTTGGTGTTCTTGTGAAACAAAGTAAAGCACCGATTATATTGACAAGACGAGGCGAACGTGTTATGCTTGTAGTATGTTGGTTTTCTTTGGTGTTGCTTATTAGTTATGCCGAAGACTTGGCTAACTTGTTGAACTAGATTTCAACTACTGAGGGGTAGTTGATTAGTACCCGACAGGGTACAGAAATGGAGATGAGATGACTAAGTTAAATAAAAAAACCATATTGAATGACTTTGACAATATGTTAGAGAGATTCGATATTCAACTAAAAGAGAATGGTGATTTCATTCGTGAAAGAGATGTGTATCTTTCTTTTTTAGTTAGGACATACAAGACCAGTAAGCAGAGAATGCAAGTTGCAGACACTGTGGCTGGTTATATGGTTAAGACTGATGATGAGAATTATGACCATTGGTCGTTGGCTATGGATGTGATTGGTTGTATGACTTTTCTGGCTGGTGATTTGGATAGCACCGAGTTCTTGCTAGATGATGTGGAACCACACCCTACTAACAATCTAAGAGAACTAATCAGTAAATCGGTTCAATCGTGTCGTGATGGGTTGAGTCCTAAAGATTTTGAGGATGCCTTCTATGTCTAGACCTATTTATGAGATAGCAAAAGAGATTGACACTGATTGGAGCAGTAAGGGTAAAGGCGTGTACTTTGGTGCTGTCCCTTATCTTCAAGCCATGCACACTATTAACAGCATTAAAGATGATTACATAGACGATACTGCTGATAGTGTTGTCCGATATTTTCTAGCCAATGCTTCAACTTGGCGTGGAGATAAAGCAAGAGAGATTAAGAAAGAGTTGAACTCTCTACTAATTAAATACTAAAATGTGTACCCGTAAGGGTACTGACCCGATAGCCCAAGTTGGTTTCTTTCTCTCTCTCGCTTGGGCTATCACTATTTGAGGAGAAAATATGTTAAAAGAAAAAGAAGTAAAAGCATTACGAGAAAAAGTTGGTGTAGTAAAAGAAGTAAAAGATGTAAGGCATATCGTTAGTGGACCAAATGATTTAGTTAAGTGGTTGCCTACCTTTATTGGTTCAACACCTAAAGATAAAACTTTAGTGATGATTGTAACTGATGAAGATTATGTGGAAAAGATTAAGTCTATTGATATATCTGATGACTTAATTAGTGAAGCATATGCAGAGATACAAGCAGGGTTAAATTATGATAACCAAGTTATTTTCTGCCTGTATATATCTGAACCAGATAAGTATCGTGCGTTCGCTGATGATTTGATGAACGATTATGGTCCCGATATTGTCGTCAGAGATATCTTGTATATAACTGACACCAATTGGGGCTCTTATCTGTGTTCAGATAAAGATTGCTGTCCAGATGGTGGTCGCGAAATTGAAAGATAAAGAAAAGTCTCAGGAAGAAATTGACAAGATTATTGCTGAGCGTTTGATGACACCAACTTATCTTGAAGCACTTATGCAAGAGAGTTCGTTTATTCAAGAGCATGTTCAAGTGATACCTGTCGGGTTTGATGTTACTGAACCCGAGAGGTATCTAAAAACACAACACTACGAGAAAGGAAATGGTCGTGCCTACGATAGGGTCGCCTATCTCCCATAATAAGAAGTTAGGGAGTATGGCTGCAACTTATAGAACATCAGACACATGTGCTAGTGATTGTCCGTTATTCATTGACGGCAAACCTAAGTGTTATGCGTCTGCTGGTGCAGGTGGAGGCTCATTCGCACTTGCTAAAAAGTATGGTAAGTCTGTCCAAGAAGCGTTCGTTCGGCTTACAACACAAACTCCATACAAATCTGTTGTTCGTCATCTTGTATCTGGTGATGTTGATGATGAATACATAGCCGAGGCTAACAAGTTGCATAAAGAACGCAAAGACTTGCGTGGCTACGGCTACACTCATGATTGGCGTAATCGCTCATCAAAAGAGATTGACGGCTGGGTGCTTAACGCTAGTTGTGAAACACCTGAAGAGGTTGAGAAGGCTATCGCTAATGGTTGGGAAGCAATCATTGAGTCACCTAAAGATAGTACCCTGACGGGTACAAGGATTGCTGGTAGAAGAGTTGTTTCTTGCCCTAATCAACTTGATGACAGAGTTAAGTGTTCAACTTGTAGATTATGTTCAACAAGTTCTGAGACACGCCCTATTGTTGAGTTCGTTTTGCATGGTAACAACACTAAACTGTTAGCAGATATTATTATTAAGAAGAGAGAGGCTGTATGAGAATAGGTGAAATACTTGCTGAACTTAGTGACGACTATTCAATTCAATATGACGACAAGAAAAAGACTGCTGTCATAGGTGAGTATGAGTTCACTGATTATAAAGATAATCAACTACTTGTTTCTTATCGTATATATAAGAACGAGGATTGGTTTGAGGACTTTGAGGATACCATTGATGCAACAACTGATGATGTTCGAGAAGTGTTAGAGCATTCGCCAGATTGGCGTTTGAACAGATAGTAGAAATGGGAGAGCATGAGTCAATTAGATAACGCATTCACTTGCCATGGGCAATCATGGAGTGGCGAGTGCAAAGTCTGTATCGATATTGAAAACGCATTCAATAGAGGTCATGACGAAGGTTGGGTAACAGAATACGAGAAGGAGTACGACAATGAGTGAAGAAAAGAAAATGTTAAGTCTTACTTTAGGTCAGCACATGGCTTTACTTGTTGCTTACAGGCAACTTGCTTGGGACTTAAAACGTAAAACTAAATCAAGTCCATCTGTTAAACAATTAAACAGAATACTTGGTCAAAGTTTTAAGACTAAAAAAGAATTATTTAACTTTATCCATGATATGCTTGAGTATAATCAAGAAACTACTCTTGATATATGTGGTATGGGTGACTGTCCAGAAATTGCCAAGAATGATATTGGTGGCACAAGTGTTGGTGTATGGATAGTTGCTTGGCAGAACCCTGATGGTTCTTATGCAAAAGAACCTAAGAAACTATGCCAAGACTGTAAAGATTTTCTTGCTGGGGAGAACTACCTTGGCGAGGAAGTAAAGAAGAAAGAAGAAGAACAATAGTTGTACCCGAACGGGTACAGAAATGGAGAAAGTATGTCAGAAGAAAATAACCAAGAGGTTGTAGTTAGTCCTCTTGATGTAGTGCAACAAGAAATAAATAGGTTGAAGTCAGACCTTGATGCAGAGCAAGTTCGTGCAAGAGGTTATCGTGATGAGTTATTTAAGTTGCGTAGTGTTGTTCATGACTTCTTTAGTGAACGATTCGAAGGTGACGAAGATGACGCAAATGTTAATCGTGATGATGTCAACGAATTACTTGGTGATATCGGTGCCGACTTGTTACAACAAGAGTTCGAAGGTCGCGTAACTATCACTTACTCATTCACAGTTAAGGCTGAGTCTGAAGATGAAGCAAGAGAGATAGTTGAGAACGCTGTCAGTGGTCTTGAGAATCAAATAGATGCTGGCAATGATGACTCATACTCAGAAGAATCAATCGAGGTGGACTTCTAATGACAGATAAAATCGGTGTGCAACTTACACCTGCAGAAATACAAGCAGTTCACAGAGCCCTTACCTTTTACATTCAAGCAGGTAAAGAGGCTGCACCATATGCAGTTACGCATATCAAACTGCTAGATGAATTAGCAGATGTATTCAAACGCATAGTTGCAATGGAGGAAATGTAAATGGCTACACGTTCAGTAGTTGGCAGATATGTAGGTGACGAGGCTTGGATAGGTCGTTACGTACATTGGGACGGATACCCAGCCAGTATGGTTATGGTGTTACTCGAAATTGTTTTACGTGATGGTTTCGATAAAGCCGTAAGCAAATTAATGTTTGAAAACTATGGTTGGTCTGGACTGTATCCAATTCCTCACAAAGATGATGCTGAA